GGCAAGTTCGGGATCCAGGACATTCACGACCAGCTGATAGCCAGGAATTTTGACAGCAACGAGAACCCTTTCGAGTTCATCAGCCTGTTTGCGGACAGTGCTGTGGACAGCCTGACTGACTCCACCAAGGGAATTGGCAGCGCAACTGGTGGCATCAGTGGCATGAACGGTGCCATCAACCGCAACACGGAAACACTGGAAGCCGGGCTTGACCGCTACACGCTGGCCAAACGCAACGTGTCTGACCAGTACCGCCCCGGACTGCCGCAGGCAACAGCTGCCAGCGGCGGCTACGGTGTGGCTGGCAGCCTGTTTGACCGGATGGACTACAGCTTGCCCAGTGGGCGCGGAAGTGGCGCTGGTGGCGTGTCTGTCAGCGGTGGCATCACCATCTATGCCAACAGCGAAGAAGGCGGCAGGCAGGCTGCGCTGGCCTTCCAGAACCAGCTGGCGCGGACTGCCCGCGCTGGCGCACGGCGCACGGGATAATCGGACATGATCACGATTGACGCAGTTCAGATTGACGAAGACATCGAACGTGGTGCCGAAGGCGGCCCGGAGTTCAGCACCATCATCGTCACAGCAGCTTCGGGCGCGGAGTATGCAGACCAGCGATGGTCGCATCCACGCCGGAAGTGGAATATTGCTTACGGCATTCAGTCGAACAGCGACCTGCAATCCATCGTTGCCTTCTTCAAGGCGCGTGCCGGACGGGCGCGCGGCTTCTTGTTCAAGGACTGGATGGACTACACCCTGACCGACGAAAACATCGGCACCGGCAACAGCACGGACGGCACGGACGGCACGGCAGCCTTCCAGATCACCAAGCTGTACACGGACGCGGTGAACCCATACACCCGGAACATCACCCGCCCGAACGCCACAGGCTTCGTGGTGAAGGTGGATGGAACAACCAAGACCCTGACCACCCACTACACGATCAACACCACCACAGGTGTCATCACGTTCACGGCAGGCAACCGCCCACTTGCTGGGCAAGCCATCACCGTGACCGGCGAATTCTTCGTGCCTGTCCGCTTCGACACGGACTTTCTTGAAATCAGCGCGGAGTGGGCGCAGGCTGGATCACTGCCAGACATCGACATCATCGAACTGAAGGAATAGCACCGTGGCCCTGACACTTGACAGCGGGTTCTTGGCGGCACTTCAGGGCGGCACCACCAAGCTGGCGCGACTGGTGACGATCACCCGGACCGATGGAACTGTCTACCGCTACACCGACCACGACCGGGATTTGGTGTACAGCGCACAGACGTACAGCGCCACCGGCTTCGTGGCGGTGTCCAACATCAGCCGATCCCTGCGCGGCGAACCGCAGACCGCCGATCTGGATGTGGTCTTCTTCGCTGGCGGCATCACCTTCGCTGACGTGTCCGCTGGGCTGTTCAGGAAGTGCACCGTGCGTGTGGACGTGGTGAACTGGGGCAACCTTGCCCAGACCGGCCCCACGATCTTCTACGGCCAGTCCAGCAGCATCGTGGTGGAAGGCAAGCAGCGGGCAACCTTCAGCCTTGCTGGCCGCCTGAACGCTGTCCTGAACACCCTTGGCGAAGTCTACAGCCCGGAGTGCCGGGCGCGGCTGGGTGACAGCCGCTGCGGTGTGGACATCGAATCGTTCAAGACCACCGGCACCGTCAAGGCAGTGGACAACAACCGCAAGTTCACCGTGGAATTCGCAGTCAACCCCGACAACCAATACTACGCGCTGGGCGAAATCCTGTGGACCAGCGGCAACAACAATGGCTTGCGCATGGAAGTGCTGGACCAGTATGCTGTGACTTCGCCAGATGATCAGATCATCTTGGCGTTGAACATGCCGGAAACGGTTCAGGTGGGAGACACGTTCACCATGTATGCGGGCTGTGATCAGCGACCGACCACCTGCACCACGAAGTTCAACAACAAGGTGAACTATCGCGGCGAAGACTTCTTGTCCGGCCCGGACAAGATCAGGGATGTGCCACGCTTCGAAGCCGCAGAAGAATCGGGCGGATCGGCTGTCAACAAGACCGGCTATGGACGGCTGGTGCCGGGCCCCATCCTCCGGGGGAGATAGGAGTCGTGTAATGCCCACCAGCCTGCCTAACAGCTTCACGACCAAGGTGGACGACCGCTATCTGTCCGGCTATGACACCAGCGGACGGAAGACCGGCCCACGGCTGCGGGAAACCCGTGTCGCAGCCCAATCCACCTATGGCACGCCGATCCCTGTGTCTTCAGGCTACCGTCCGCTGTGGGGCAACATCATCTGGTCGGAAGCACTAGAAGAATTCGAGTATGAGGACGGCCAGCAGCTGAGCTACGAATACCAAGGCACCTTCGCTGTCAGCTTCGGCTACAACCTGACCAAATCCGCGAACACCAATGTGGTGGCGATCTGGATGGATGGACAGCTGGTCTATGACACCCGCAAGACCAATCGCGTGCAGGCCAGCTGGCTGAAGTTCCGATTCTATCCCGGCACCGAAACACAGAAACCGGACCCGAAGATCATTGCAGGCGAAGGCGCTGGCAACGTGTCCGCTTACCGTGGGCAAATCTACGTCGTGTTTGAAGACCTGCCACTGGGCGCATATGACAACAAGATTCCGGCGGTGAAGATACTGGTCAGCGATACAGCTGTATCAGCTGATACAGAATCACTGGCAGCGTCTGGTTCCAGTAACAACCGCGCCTTCGTTGCGGATTGGAACCGGGAACTTCTGTATGTCATCAATAAGGTGACAGGCACGGACGAAGACCTGTTCGTGTACGATCTGGCGACCAAAGCCTTCATTGAAGCACGACCGCTGAACCAGAACGACCCGACGCATCCGGGCAGCGACAGCTTGTTCAACCTTGACTTCATCCCATGGCTGAACAGGTGTGTGATGATCAACAGCAGGGTGTCCACCGGACGTGATGCCGTGCTGATCAACCCCGACACCGGGCTGCACGTGGCGAAGGCAAGCAGTCCAAATCAGGTGCAGACCTTTGTGCCACACTACGTGGACACACCCTTCGGTCGTTACACGTACCTGCTGGCCTACGGTGTGACCCACGCCATCGACATATTCCAGATTGATCCTGCTGGCAGCTTCACCTTGGTCAAGTCCAGCTTGGCGAAGCCCACCGGGACCAGCGGCACTTTCCACCGGATTGCTGGACCGCGTGATGAACGCACGTGCACGTTCTACTTCGGCAGCGACGGCGACGACACTGTTCACCAGTTGGTGATCACGCCCACGCTGATTGGGATTGACAACACGCAAGCATTCCTTGTGACCGAAGACGTGTTCCAGAACCCGGATGGCGACGGCACCACTGAACTGCGTGGCATGGTCTACGACCGTTTGCAGAACCAGCTGATCGTCACCTACGCGGACCTGCACGTGCATAAGTGGGACATCACCACGGACACCGTGATCTGGTCCATTGACGACCTGCCTGCGGCCATGTCCACGTCTGACCACAAGTGCTATCTGCACGACATCACTGGCGGCTACTGGACCTTCCTTGCAGGCAGCGGCTTGATCATGGAAGTTGACCTGACACGCGGTGAGTGGAAGTCCTACAGCAACACGTCCGGCACGATCCAGTCCCGCAACGCGCTGTCCAGCAGTCGCTGGAACATGGTGGTCGGAACCGGCCTTGCCAACGGTGTGGTGTCCGTCAACCGATACCGCACGCTGTCGAACAGCCGCTTGAACTTGGGCGATCTGCTGGAAGACCTTGCAGTCGATGTTGGCTACACGGACGCCGAAGTCGTGATCGACACCACACTGACGGACCAAGTCACGGGCTTCCTGACGGACAAGACCGGCACACTGACCGAAATCCTTGAACCGATCCGTTCTGTCTACGGTCTGGAAATCTTGGAGACTGGAACCACGCTGAAGATACAGGCGCGGAACAAGGGTGTGGCCGCGCCGAACTTCTCCATCACTGAAGACGAACTGATCGCGGACATCGGGGACGAACCCTTCGAACTGGAACTGACGGAAGAACAGTCCATCCCCACCCGCGTGAATGTGACCTATATCGAACCGGAACTTGGCTACAACTTCGCCACCCAGACAGCGTTCCGTTCTGGCCAGACACGTGCGACCGACACCGCCGGGCAGGTGACATGGAACCTGCCGCTGGTGATCACGGCAGACGAAGCAAAATATGGTGCCTACAATACGCTCTACAACCCATGGATCAGTCAGAAGACGGCCAGCTTCACGCTGCCGCCTGAATACATGCGGGTGGAACCCGGCGACATCATCAGCATCACCTACAACAGCGTGGCCTACACGCTGAAGGTGGTTGAATGGCAGATGAATGAAGACTTCACCGTGACAATCACCGCAGAAACATTCCAGTTCTTCGAAGACTTCACGGTATCGGCGTTCTTCGGCACGCCCCACGATCAGGAACTGCCCACGGTGCTTGGGCAGAACCTTGTCCGGCTGTATGTCTTCGAACTGCCGCCGCTGTGGGATGCCGATGAAGTGTCCGGCATTTCCGCGACTATCGCGGAACCGTCCGGCCTTGTCTATGTGGTGCCCACGCCGGGCATCCTGACAAACAGCTGGGGCGGCGCTGACGTGTACTGGGGCGAAGCCTTGGGCAGCCAGTACCAATACAATCCGAACGGCGCTGACGCCACCAATAAAATCGAAACCGAAGCCGTCGCGGTTCCGGCAGGAACAGTGCTGACCGACATCACTGTTCCGGCCCGGCGGTTCGCATACGATCCCTTCGCCACCATGCGGGTGTCCATCGAAGTAGGAGACACCAGCCTGCTGACTACAGCATCCAGTGTGGATGACCTGTTCGAAGGTGCCAACATGGCGCTGGTGGGCACCCGTGGCCGCTGGACCATCATCAGCTTCAACAGTGTGGCTGACAACGGTGACGGCACGTTCACCCTGACCGGCCTGTTGTTCGATCAACGCAACACAGAATTGAACATGGGTTCTGCACCCGGCAGTGTCATGTTCGCCGCAGGCAGCACCAACTTTGTTCTGCTGAACCAGTCGTGGACGAAGAAGGTCTACTACCAAGCCGTGACAAACGGCCAACCGATCAGCAATCTTGTCTTCCGCTTCAAGGCGCGTGGTGAGTCCGGCAGGAACGCTGGCGTGGTGACGCATATCAAGAACAACGTGTCGCTGAAGAATCCACTGGTGCATGACATCCATGTCGAACGGTCGGCCACCGGGCGGCATGTGATAAAGTGGAACCCACGCAGCCGACTGCGCCAGACACTGGTGGATAGCACAGGGGATGTCACTTTCAGTCCGTGGCAAGGCCAAGACTTTGGTGTGTTCATCAAACCAATCGGCAGCCAGTTCACGCAGGGTGTGGTCTATAATGCCCAGACGCAATCTGTCACTTTCTATGAAGACGATGAAACCACAGTCAAGGTCTTCAGCGCACCGTGGAAGGGACTGCGCCGGGAAGTGATGCGGTTCGTGTCTGACATCCAGCAGATCAGCTTGGAGTTCAGCAACCTGAAGGACTTCCAGTGGAACTGGGAAATCTACAAGACCGAAGTGGATGGCGTGTTCAGCAGTATTGCAGAAAACACGATCACGTCTGGTGACTACATGTTCGACCCGGATGTGCGCGGATGGCTGACCAGTGTCGCAGATGCTGACTACCGCAACCGATTTGCGTATGACAGGCTGCTTGTGTCTGTTGTACACTGGTCTGAAATCCCGGCGCTGCAAGGTGACACGATCCGCGACTTCCCAGATCAATGGGTGAATGATCCGAACGCCGCACTGGGCAACTCCCCCAGTGATCAGTGGCTGCAACAGTATGGCGGCGGGTTCGCAAATATCTACCAGAAGGTGGTGAAAATTGAGGATGTGTGATGACCAATAACCTTGACCTTCAGACGATCACACCAAACCAGACCGGCAAGGAAGCGGCGATCAACACGGCGCTGGCCGAACTGGATGCCGTGATCACGGACTTGGAAGAATACATCCTGTCCGGCACCGACAGTTCAGTCACGCCGACTGAACTGGAATGGCAGCGACACCGCGTCTTCCGCATCAGTGAGAACGGCGGCACGCCGCTGACCACCCCGTCCTATGTCCAGCTGGTGACGACCAATCTGGTGCCGCGTGAATTCGTGGTGCACAACAACACGTCCGTGCCCGTGCAGGTGGGCAGCGGAATCGAGTGGGTGGCACCGGGTGGGTGGAAGACTTTCTTCTACGATGGCACCACCCTGTTCCATGTAACGGAAGATCGTTATGCCAACTTCTGGCATCAGCCAATCACAGCCATCAGTAACACAAACGTCACCATTGGATCGACCGGCGCAGGCGGTTCGGTGGACGGCGCTGGTCTGGATGAAGGCGACATCGTGCTGCTGAAGGATCAGACGACCGGCACGGAAAATGGCCTGTATGTGGTCGGCGCGACTTCCCTGTCGCGGGTGCCGTGGTTCCCGTCATCGAACGTCATGGTGGCTGGCATCACCGTCACCGCCCGCTTCGGCAACACCAACGCCAACAAGACCTATAAGCTGTCCAACACCGTCACGCTGGGATCAGGCACCGGCATCTGGGTGCCGTCCGGTGACAACGTGTTCGGGCTGGGTGTCTTCATCCCCGGCGCACCAACAGCGTCTGCGGTGATCTGGTCCTTCCTTCCTGTGTTCCCGTTCAGCCTTCCGGTGTCACTGACAGGCAGCCAGTTCCTTGCAGGCACAGCACCGACTGGTGGTGATGACGTTTACACGATCCGCAAGAACGGTTCGTCCGTGGGCACCATCACCTTCGCAGACGGAAGCACGACCGCCACCATCAGCTTCACCACTGCCACCAGCTGGGCAGTAGGCGACCGCATTGACATCGTGGCTGCCGCCACCCTGAACGGCAGCGAAAACATCCAAGCGACCTTCTTGGGATCGCGGCTGGGTTAATAGGAGAACACACAAATGGCTGACGCAAACTTCGACAACGTGGAACTGCTGCTGCACTTCGATGGTGCAGATGGAGCAACCACGACCGTGGACAACTCCAAGCGGTTCAACATCCTGACCTTCGCTGGTAATGCCCAGCTGGACACGGCGTTGAAGAAGTTTGGCACGGCTTCGCTGCTGACCGATGGTGTGGACGATGCTTTCGAAGTGAAGTGGCAGCCGGGCTTCGACTTTGCAGCAGGTGCCTTCACTGTCGAATTCGAAGTGAACGGCGGCGCATCCGAACCGGGTGGTTCTGTGGATATGTGTGGCATCTGGAACACCGGATTCAATGACCGGGTGTGGAAGCTGCGCTACGACCCGACCACCAACCGTGTCTTCTTCGACTATTCCACGACCGGATCAAACACCATCAGCAACGCCTACTTCGAACTGGGCACAGATGGCGTGGATGTCGCCACCTTCTTCGACGGCAACTTCCACCACATCGCAGTGATCCGCAGTGGTTCGAACATTTACCTGCATGTGGACGGGCAGGTGGGTTCTGGTGTGGACACCACCAATCCAACGCTGCGTGCGTCTTCAGCAAGCGGCAAGACTTCACTGCTGCTTGGTGGTGTTGGCGCAACCGGAACCATCACTGGTGACTTCGCGGGCAGCTTTGATGAATTCCGCATCACCAAGGGTGTCGCCCGCTACACGCCGGGCACCGACTTCACCCCGCCCGTGGCGGCCCACGAAGAAGACGACTTCCTGCCGACGACAGACCCGAACTTCAGTGATGTTGTTCTGCTGCTGAACTTCGAAGGCACCAACGATGGCACCACCTTTGAAGACCTGTCCAACAGCGAACACGTCATCACCGTGACAGGTGGAGACACCACCAGCACAGATCAAGCGAAGTTTGGTTCGCTGTCACTGCACCACGTGAAGAATGGACGCCTGAATGTTGGGGATGTAAGCAGCGCAGACTGGAACTTCGGCAGTGGTGACTGGACCATCGACTTCTGGCTGTATATGCCAGCAGAATCTGGTCTGGACAACTACCTGTTCAGCTTCGGAAATGTGGCCACATCACCGGACAAAACGCCATGGGGAATGTTCTATAGTGCATCACCGAACGCCTTTACAGGATATTTCCAAGTAGGGGACGGAACGGTCGGACCTGTTCAGGCCACCTTCGACCTTGACACAGCGGGTGCTGGGACTGGACCGGCTGCCATGGTGGCCCGGTGGAACCACCTGCACCTGACCCGCAACGGCAGTGACCTGATCATCGGCTTCAACGGCTGGAACGTGATCAACGCAGCGGCCTTGTCCGGTTCGCAGTTTGACTTCGCAGCGGACGGCGGTGTAACCCCGCCTGCCATTGGTGCAGTCCGATCTGGCACTGGTGCCACTAAAGATGATCTGCCGTTCTACATGGATGGCTTCCGCATCACGAAAGGTGTGGCACGCTTTACTGGATCGACCTACATTGTGCCGGACACGGAAGACGCCTACAACTTCGCAGGAACCCCACCTGCTTCTTCTGGCGGCGCTGGCGTGGTCACGACGATCATCACCTTGTAGGGATCAAAGCCATGTTTGATACACGCACCCGGCACGCGATTGGTCAGCTGTCGGCAAAGTACAATTTTGATGCCGCTGCGGTGATGGCCATTGCTGAAGTTGAATCGGCTGGCGTTCCCTTCTGGAACGTCAATGGTGATCAACTTCCTGCCATCAGGATCGAAGGCCACTACTTCTGGCGCAACCTGCCAGCGGGCAAGCGAACGGCTGCCGCGAACCAGCGGCTGGCCAGCCCGGCACCGCAGGCAATCAAGAACCCGCGATCCTACGCTGAACGATATGCCAAGTTCTGGAAGATGGTGAAGCTGGACAGCGAAGCCGCTTACAAGTCGATCAGCATTGGCATCGGCCAAGTCATGGGTGAACACGCCAGCCGTCTGGGCTTCCCGTCTGCCAAGGCTATGTTCGACTATGCCAAGCAGGGTGTGGCACAGCAGGTGGACATCATGCTGCGCTATGTGATCAAGTTCGGCCTGTCTGACGAACTGCGCCAGAAGGACTGGGCTGGCTTCGCCTACGGCTACAACGGCAAGAACTACCGCAGGTTCCAGTATGACACGAAGATGGCCCGTGCGTATGCCCGCTACAGCGGAACCACGATGTCTGTGTCCAGCCCGACAGTGGAAGGCTACCAGCGCGACCTGAAGACCCTTGGCTACTACAAGGGACCGATTGACGGGATCAAGGGACGCC